CTACTCGGAACTGCGGTGATCGCTCTCGCTCGATCCGCTCGCGGATACCCTGCAAGAATGTCTCCGCTTGCCCGGCACCTTGAGCGGCAGCCTCGGCACGATCGCCACCAAACACGCCAGAGACTGCGTCGCTTACACCCTTTGCCGCATCGGCCAACTCCTCTTGATTCCTCGCAAGAGCTTCCTCGCTTGAAGCAACCAGTGCCTGCCCCGCTGCCTCGAGCTCGTCGCTGAGATAAGAGCCAATTCCCTCAAGCACCTTGCCAAGCGTCAGCGCAAGACTGTTGCCGACGATCTCAAATGCGTTGAATGCCACGCGAAGCGTTTCAGAAACAGCCGTGAACACGTCCGCAACCGTGCTGAATACTCCGCCGGCGGTTTCGAGTGCTCCAGAAAAACCGCCAAAGTTTGAAACAAACTGATCGAAAACGCCCGCCAAAAACTCCGCGCCATTCAGCAGCACGTCGGTAATCGCGTTCGCAATCCCCGTGCCGCCTTGGCCTTCGGCCCCGGCAAACTCTTCGACAAACCTCAAGAACTCTTCGGTGATGCCCGTCACCGCCGGGGCAAGATTGCCAACCACTTGCCCAATGATTCCCTCGACCGTCGATCGCACAAGGTCAAAGCCATCATTCATCTCGGCCACGTTGCTGATCTGCGTCTCGTTGACGATGATGCCAAGCCGCTCGGCCCTGGCCCGCAACTCTTCAAGGCTGTCGGCACCTTCTCTGAAGAGCGGCGCGAGCGCCGCACCCTGTTTGCCAAACACTTGAACAGCGGCGGCAGCACGCTCCGCGGCCGTCGGCAGTTGCGAAATAGCAGCCCCGATCGTGGAGAATTGCTGCTCCGGGGCAAGAGCTCGCAGTTCAGTGACAGAAAGATTCAGCCCCTTCAACGCCTTGTCGAGTTCACCTCCGGGCGTCGCCTTGCCGATGTTCACGGCGAGCTTCTGCACAGCCGACCCGAACGCCTCAGTGTCCACGCCGGCCAGCTTCGCCGCGAGCGAGTAGCCTTGAAGGGCTTCGACGCCGATTCCGGTGCGGGCGCTGAAGTCGTTCAGCGTATCGAGCGACGAGTTGACTGATGTCACGAGTGACGTGATCTGGCTGGCGGCGCTGGTGAACGCGCGGCTGAGAACTTGCAGGCCATCGACGATCGCCCGCCCGATCTCCAGTTTCGTGAGCAGGGAGACGTTGCGATTGAGCCGCTCAATGTTCTTATCGGCATCGCCGGCCGACTTGCCGGCTCGGTCAAGGTCTTGACTCGCCTTTGCCGCAGCCCGATTGAACTGCTCTTGCGTCAGCCGACCTTCGCGCAGGTGGACGTTTAATTCCTGAATCTGCTGATCGTACCGCTCTTGCGGTGTGAGGTTTGCCCGGATGATGCGGGCAGCATCGGCAACAGCCTCCGCGCGTTGCTGCTCTGCTTTGGCGGCGGCGGCCCCTGCGCCGAGTGCGTCATCTTTTGCCCGGGCAGCGATCTCTTCGGTGATAGCACCCTGTTGCTGCAAGCGTGTGATACGCTCAATCTGAGCAGCGCGCTTTTCCTCCTCGCTGCGGTACTGGGCCGTGATCTTCGCGCCTTCGGCAAACGCTGCGGCAGTGTCTTCGGCGGTCAACTGAAGTTCCTTGAACCTCGCCGCGTACTCTCGAAAGTCCAGCCCGTTTCGCAGCTCCTCGGTCAGTGCCGAAAAGTCTGCAAGCGTTCGTTGCTGCGCCTCCGCAGCAGCAGACGATTCTCTAGCAAGCGGGCGAAACGCGGCGGCAGACTTCTCTGCTTGCTCGGAAAGCGAGTTGAGCGCCCGCTCAACGGGCGTGAGCGACTGCTGGACGCCGGTGGCGTCCGCAGAAATCTTCATCGCTAGCCCGAGAATCGTCGCCATTTCTACTGCCCTAGAACTCCGAGTTGCTTTGCGAGATCACGCACCACGTCCGCCGCCTGGGCCTCGTGCTGCGGCGGCTTGCGCAGCGGCACGAAATCGCGCCCTTTCGGGCATTTGCCTCGCGGCGAGTATTCAATTGCTAGCAGTGACGCGAGCAGGCCCGTCTCCTCCCACGAGTCAGGAATCGCCTCGAAATACCGCGTGTACGCCATCCACTCCGAAATCTCTTGCGAGTCCATCCGTTGGGACAACTCTCGCACCGTCATCTTCAAGTGCCCCGCCAGTTGGAACATGAACTGTCGCAGCGGCGAGACGTTCAGCCTTTTCCCAATTCCTCCACGTCAGCCTCCGACATCGAGTTGTGCTTCATCGCCCGCTCGAACAGCCGGCTCATAACGGCGGCGCTCTTCTTCCCAAGCTGCTCGATCTGGTCGCGGCTGAAGAGCAACTTGCCACCCTCGTCGCACAGCACGCGCTGCAGATACTCGGTGCGGAAGTTCTCGATGCCGGTTTCCCTCTTTCCGATCCACATTCGTTCGTAGGCATCACGCTCGCCCACGCTCATCACGCGGACGAACACGCTGCCGCCCCACTCCTTGACCTTGACCTCGAGGAGCCCGAGATCGTCCGCCGCAAGAATCTGTTCAGCCGAAAGAGACATTGTTTCACTCCATGACAATGCGATAGGAGACGCTGTAACGAGCAACTTCGTTCACCTTGCCTGCCATAGTGAGCGTCTGAAAAACGGCTTTCGTGGAGCACGTCAGGCCGCCGCCAGTAAAGGCGAGGGTCTTCTTGAGCCCACGTTCCGCCAGTGAGATGCTCGCCGTGTGCAGGCAAGCAATATCTATAGTGCCTGCGTCAAGCGCGATGACGCTGTCGCGGCCGATCGGCAGCGAGCCGCCGGCGTTGATCTTGATATCAACGACTTCTTCGAGAGCCGCGCCGCCCCATGTGACGGTGACGCCTGTGCACGGGTTTGCCATGACGGGCCTCCGTCACGGCACTAGACGCGTGCGAGTCGGACGGTGGCCTGCCCACGGATCGCGTCGTTCGTCGCCAGCGTCAGGGTCGAGGCGTTGACCGTGTAAGCCACGCTCGCAAAGCCCGTCAGAGCCGTGCCGCCGACCGTGATCGAGCAAGTGCCGGTCGAGGCGTCAGCGATGATCGTGCGGCCCAGGTAGTCAAACTGCACCGTCCGGCCCGTGTCGCTCGTTGAGCCCTGGAGCGGGCGGTCGATCGTGCGGATGCTCGCGCCCGTGGTCAGCCCCAGGTGCGAAACGTCGATCTTTTCAGCATCGGCGTTCGGATCGGTGAACTGAATCACGATATTCGTGACGGTGTACTGATCAGCACCCAGCCGCAGAACTGTTCCGGTTCCATCATGGGGAGTGGCCGACATCTAAATCTCCTTCCAGAGAATGCTGAATGTGAGCGTTACGCTGTACACCGGCGGGGCGTCTCCGCCCGCCAACTGCACGAACCCGTCAGACTCGCCGTCGAGACTCACGTGCCGTATATCTATTCCTAGTTTCTGCTCCCCCCAGCCATCCAGAACGCGGCGGATCTTGTCCGCTAGGTCTCTTACTGCCTCGTATGTCAACGCGTAGCAGTCGATCGCTAGCACGACCGTAGGCATCCCCATCGGGCCAGAAAGCGTTTGCTGGCGGCTCACAGACTGCCGCCGCCACGTCACAAACGGAATCGCTGCCGTAGACGGAGCGAGCACCGGATAGACCCGGTCGCCCACCACCAGGGCCACGGCGGCGTCCTGCTTCAGAGCGTTCGCGACGGCCTGTTCCGGGGCTTGCAGGGGCATGCCCGTAGCATCCCACGCCGCCCCCCCAGGCTTGCAGGGCTAGAGCGTGTCGGTGCCCGTGATCGAGCCCGACGCCCTGAACCGGAGAGCGGCCCACGCCTCCGAGAGCCGCAAAGAAAGTTCCTCCTGAAGATACCGGGCGACGGTGCCCTGCGTCTGATCCCACGCGGTCTGCACCGGGGGGATGCCGGCGCGGCCACCTTCCGGTGTCGGCGGGATGACGATAGGGTTTGCGCTCGCCTTGAAAAATGCCCGGGGGTATGCCGGGTCTGTCTGCACGCGGTTGCGGTCGAGGTCGCGAACCATCTTGAATGGCCCCAGCCGATTGAAGCTGGACGCGATGTATTTGCCCTGCCCCTTTTGCACAACGTGCTGCTGCACCTCGACGGTCGTGCCGCTAGGCATCCGGCGCAGATGCGCCTTCCTCACGTAGGGCTTCACGCTCTTCTTTGAGACCACCCGCTGCTGCGTGCCGAACTCCAGCCACCATTGATGGAACGCGCGGTCGGGGCCGGCACGCACGCTGCCGCCGGCCGCGCTCGTCGCCTGGGCGGAACCCGCCCGGCGATACCCGATCAGCCCGACCGCGCCGCCTTCGCGCGGGTACTTCTTGACCTTCATCGCCACGGCACGCCGCAAATTGAGCGTCGGCCCGCGCGGCGTCACTTCACCCAGCCGCAGGAAGGCAGGGTAGATGGCTTTCTCGATCGCGTCGCCGAGCACCTCAGACGCTTCCTTCTTCGGGAAGAACGCCTTGATGTTCGCCTGGAGCTCGCGAAGCCCCTCAAAATTGATGTTCAGATTGATCCCGGCGACTGCCATCTAGGTAGTCTCCTGGCAGATCACCTCGTGCTCGCTGCGGTTCGCGTGCTCGAGGAGCGACACGATCTCCAGCGTCCGCCCCCGCCACGAGGCCCGCATCTGTTGCGTGAGACCGGGCACATAGCGGCACCGGACGCGGTGGCTCATCTCGATCTGCTGCTGCCCGGCGAGCAGAAACTCGCGGGCCGACACGCCTTCGACGCTCGCCCACACAGTAGCGAAGTCAGTCCACGTCGCCACGCTCTCGCCCATGGAGTTGCGCGTCTCGGTGGGCGACTGCCACGTCACCCGCTCGCGGAGTTTGCCGGCGTCGATCATGTGCCGTAGACGAGCATGGAGTAGGTGGCGGTGCCGGTCGTGGTGCGGATGGCGAAACTCGTGTTCGTCCGCTCGGTTCCCGTGAGTTCGTACACGCCTACGCGGTTGCCGCTGGCGAAGTAGGTCTTGCCGCTGGCGTTCGTGGTGAGCTCGACGTGCGGATTGCCACGCAGGGCGACCCGCTCCACGAAAGTGAACGACACGCTGCCGCCATCCGCAGCCGTGTAGGGAATCGGTGCTCGCGAGAACGTCACCGTCGCGGTGCCGATCGTGCCCGTGACGAGGGCGACCTTGCCCGTGGTGGCTGCGTCGCTCGATTCCAGCGACAGAACCTTCACAGACGAAGACCCGTCGAGATCGTGAACCAGCACGTCTACGGTGAAGCGGCCGTCGATGCTCATGCGTATTGTCCCCAGGAGACGCTATCAAGCAGTGCCCTTGCCCCGGCGGGCAGTTGGGCATCGCCACGCTTTTCGTAGAGCTCGAGCACCGTCATCAGGATCGCGTTCTTGACGCGTTGCGGCACGCTGGCAGCAGAGCCGTAACCGGCCCACCACGTGACGCTGATCGAGTTCTGATCATCTAGATTCGACGGCCACGTGCCGCCGTAGAGATTGCGGATCGCCCCAGGCGTGGCGTCACGATCGACCCGGTACGTGCTGGCGGCGAGCGTCGCGGTCGCGCCGGTCTCATTCAGCGTGTAAGTGACCACGACGGCGGTTGTGGTGCCGCTGCCAGACATTGGCGGTCGGGGCAGTTCGATCTCCGGCGGGAACTGATCGAACCGCATAACGTACTGCTGCGTGACGAGAGCCCGGTCGAGATAGTCCTCGCAGAGCTCGCGGGCGGCAGTGATGTAGCCCGTGATCAAAGAATCGTCGGTGTCGATGTCGATGCGGCAGTGGCTCTTCGCCTCTGCCAACGTCACCGGCTCGACCGCAGGGGCGGTCAAACGCTTCAGGCTGCGGTATCTCATCGGACGATCCTCCGCTCTGCCTGGGGCGTGGCCTGGGCTTTCTCGGTCTTCGGCTCATCGTCGCGAACCTCGACCGCGTAGCCTTCGGCGATCAGTTGCCGGGCCGGGCCTTCGTCGATGTCGTGCACGGTGCCCTCAAGCATCTTCGCAAAGTGGCGGATCATGCGGATCTTCATGGCTGCTTCCGCCTGGGCTTCGGGGTGGCTGGCGTGTCGAGGAGCGGCTGATCAGCGTCAGCGGCACGCGCCGCGTACTCCCACGCGATCAGCGACTCCGCCTGCTGTTCCGGCAACTCCACGACCTCGCCCTTCTTGTAGGCACCGTGAGGCTTGCTCATCCGTATCTTCATCATCTTCACTGAGGGACGTTCCATGCAGCCTCCGGGGGTTTGCGAGTGGTCTGCCACTCGGTCGTGTACTGATAGACCGGGCCGGAAAGGTTCTTCCCGGGCCACGTGATCACATATTCGCCGTGTCCGATGGCGACCCTAGGCGTCACGTAGAGCCGATTGCCGCTGGCCTTGAAGTTCTTCCAGAACGCTATATCGGAATCGAGTCTGCCGTCCCCCCACCCGCCGCTCGGGTCGGGCGTCTCTTGAAACCAAGGCTTCGCCATGCGGCGCAGAGCCCGCGTCGAGATGATCGTGCAGCCGAAATGCGCGGTGTCCACCTGTTGAACAGGGGCACCGAACCACCCTACAGGCACTTCGGTCGTGCCGTCCTTCGGTGGGTTGTCGAGTTGGTCGAGCAGCGTGAGCATCGGCCTGCCGTCCTCTCGTTTCGTCTGTAGCGGCGCGAGGGCATCGCACTGGAAGCTCATGAACAAGGCAAACAGATGTTCGATGTTTTCCTTGGAAATGAAGCTGTCCATGTCGAGTGTGATAATCGCCTCTGTAGTTGGCTCAAACTGCTCGAGCATCCTCGTGAGAACCTGACTCCAGTAGGCTCCCTGCCCGAGCGTCGGGCGGATGTGCAGCGGCATCATCGCTTCGATGAACCCGAACACGTTGATGAGCGGCCCGAAACGCGGGCCGCTGAGTACGGCCTCCACGCGGAGATCGACCTTCGTATCGCCAACCTGAACGAGCATGCGGGCACTCCGTAAAAGAGAAGCGGCGGGTGTGACTTGTGCCACACCCGCCGCCTAGATTGCCCGACGTGTCAAGCGATCAGCCGACCGCCTGCGTGGTCACGCCCTTGTCGGTAGCCGAGACCGGCCCGGCTTCGCCCCTGGAGAGGCGAGCCACGGTCACGACGCCCACCGTGCTCACCGGCGTGCAGAACACCGTGAGGTAGCGACGCTTGCCGCGAAGATCGACATCGAAGCGGTGGGCATAGCCCACGTTCGCGCCGGTCGTGCTGCCAGCCGCCACCGTGAAATCGGTGCCGGCGACGAAGCCGCTGATGTTCGTCTGGCCGGAGCCGGACGCATCAGACTGAGCCAGACGCAGCACCACGGCCGCCGTCGCTGCGGTGGCCGCAGCAGCGGTGAACGGGCTGAACGCCACGTCGATCGAAGCGTGGGCGAAGCCAAGCGTGTCGATTTCGAGCGAGTGCGTGGCACTGGATGCGACCGACACTTCGACCTTCTCAACGGTCTTTGTAGCAGCAACGTGATTCACTGTCAGATTCTCCTAGAGAGGGTGTGTGTATCAGCCGAACTTGAGGGCCACGACAGGACCGGCCTTGCTGGTCGATCCGATGTCATTCACGACAATCGCATTCCGCGTGGTGGCGAAGGTCAAGGTCTGATCGAACTCGATGTACCGCTCGGAAGCGGTCTTGATCGAGATGGCCCGACGCTCGCCGAAGATCGCGGCCTGGCTGAGATCGCCGAAG